CTCAAGTGAGTCAAGTCACTAACAATGGCACAACTGTGCTAAAGTTGGCTGACCTATCACAACCTGAGTCGTGGCGTACTACCATTACGGTTACTAATAAAGCCGCGGCCTTGGCCACGTCCATAAAAGGTAATCCCAAAATGGGAAGAACAACTGTGGTCTTAAGAACTCCTTATCGAGATTCGGTAAGTGGAAAAGTGCACATTAAGACAATCTCGTTAGAATTAACAAGGTTGCCTGATGAAAGTCCAACCGATGTTGCCAGTCGTCTCTCAATGTTTAAATACATGGTTGCGGCAGGTAGCTTCGACGAAGCTTTCACACACGGTGCGGTTTCTATTTGAAGTCGTACTACATTTGCACAATTGTGATATACTTATAGTTTTAGTATGTCATGTTCTTTTGATCCTATTAGGTGAACTAAAATGAGTAAGAAGAGAAAACCGAATACTAAGGATAGTATTGCGGATAAACCAGCGAGAGGAGCAAAAGGCCTTCTACAAGCACGTGCAAAGCTTAACGGCGATGACGTGGACAACATTGCGCATGAAATATGCCAAGCGTTTGTTACAGGCGTGGGTAGTTCTTTTAAAGTTCCTAGGAACCTTACTAGAGCACGGTCTATATTAAGTTCGTGGCGCCCGCAGTTGCAGGGGCACACGGATATAGATCTCCATACATTTGATGTAGGTTATCGTGCATCTCGGTTTTTGAAGAAGTACTTAACACGTACTGAATCTGCCGCCAGTGCTGATCTTGAAGAAAGCGCTTATAGCACTTTTAAAAGTATATGTACTGCTGGTTACGAGATTAACGACGCATCCAGCGAGGGATATTTAAGTAACGATCCCGTTATTCGTGAGATGCGCAGCATAATCGCCGATATTCTCGGTGAGGTTGTTGATAAAAAGGAACTTTTTCTTATGTCAGGTTTTGGCCCAAACTCGTCACGCCAAGTATCACTTGAAATGTCCTATGAGGATATCAAATGGTGGTGCCTTGGTGGTACGAGAAAAAGTGCTGCTTTATTTGGGGAGTATGTTGCATACTTCCGTAATATCAGCTCCCGTTATTTCCCTGAGTACTCAGTAATGAGTGCGCCCAAAGGTGAAGGTAAAGGATTTACCATAATCGATGAGCTAGCGTTAAGTGAAGGCTTCCCTCGTCCTAGTGATGAGGTTGCTATTAACGAAGCGTTAGAGGGGTGGAGTACTGATCAAATTAGTGACACTTGCCTGCTTTCATTTGTCCCGAAGGATTTTGATAAATTAAGGACTATGTGCGTTGCTAATAACTCCAATATGTTTTTTCAACTCGGGCTTGGTCGAATGATCTCGCGCCGGTTAAAGACTGTTGGTATTGATTTAGCGACCCAACCTGATGTGCATAGGAATCTTGCACGATTGGGGTCCAGAATGCCGAATGCGAACTTAGCTACCATTGATTGGAGCGAGGCAAGCGATAGGTTATGGATTGGTCTTTGTCAGCAAGTTGTGCCTAAAACGTGGATGTATTACTTCCTCAATATACGCGAGCAATATGCCGAGTATAAAGGAGAGAAAATATGTTTACCAATGATAGGCACTATGGGTAATGGATTTACCTTCCCCTTGCAGACCCTTCTTTTCTATGCTTTCCTGACGGCGTGCACTCGTTTAACGCGCGCACAGCAGTGCCACCGAGCCAGTGTAAAAGCTGCGCTACGGAGCTCTTTAGCTGGTAGTTTTGAGTTAGCAGACCAGATGTTTCCGGGTTCACATGATTATGTGTCCTCCTTTGGAGATGATGGTATTGTTAGTTCTTACGCCATACCGATGATTAGAGACTATGCCGATAAATTCGGATGGAAACTAAACCTCGAGAAAAGCTATTATGACGGAAGTTTTAGGGAATCCTGCGGTGGTAACTTCTACCGCGGGGGGAGCGTCTGT